GACACAGGCTTGTCCTTGTATCGTGGCATAACGATTGAGCATTTGATTCCACGCTCTTCCATCGCTTTGAACTGCTCACGGATGAAATAGACCGTCTCCGACGCATCTGCTGTGGTGTGACTGTTGACCACCTCGAAGTTGATTCCTGCACGTTCGGCCAGTGCTACAAGCACCTGTGAATCCTTGCCGCCAGAGTATGTGACCATGAGCGGCTTCTTGTACCGATGCTCAGACAACCGTGCAGCGTCCTGCAACCGTGCGATAGCAAGCTGTTCCTTATCCATCAGCTCAGATTTGGTTTTTGGTTTCATCTGCTTACCCCCACTGTTCAGCCATTGCTTTTGCAATGCCCGGAAAGGTCTTACTTCTGGCCTTTGCCCGTTCCGTGCTCATGCTTTCACTCATTGTCAGCCCTCCAATACTCCACGAAGTAGATCACGGCGGATTTGCCGTTGCGCTTTTCCTTGCCCATGCGGACGGTGTAGCCGTTCATCGACAGGACGACGACCAGCGCCTTCCGGTCCTCCACCCTGTCGCAATCGATCTTGTAATGTTGTGCCATGTATTCATCCTCCGTGCCGCTACTTGTATAATCAGCAGCGGTTTATGTAACTGTGTTTGTATTTCAGACCTTGAGATCGCTTTGCGGGCGTTCCAGCCAGTCGCGGACGGTATCTTCGGACGGCGCGCCGTCGTCGCACATGGCCAGAACCGCCGGAACCAACTTCCGGGCCATTTCTTCGTCATCCATGTCACGGATAGCGTCGCCGATCGTGGTCTGATCGCTCGTTCTGATTTCCAGCGCCAGCTTCACGACGGAGCCGTCCTGACGGGTCCACGAGCAAATAAGGCTCTGCCCGCCGATCTTTTCCAATGTGGTCAACATCGTATCGCGGCAGGTTGCGATAACTTCTTCCATGTCACTCATTACCTGTACTCCTTTCCGGTGGCCTTGTCCCTTAGCGGGATGCGGCCTATGATCTCAAAACCTGCTATGTCGGCCATCTGGCGAAGCAGCGGCACAATGCTCCCGATTCTGTCAAGGCGGACGGCCTCTTTCTGGCGCTCGTCCTTGCTGATATTGCGCAGGGCGGCGGCCGGGGTCGGATCTGCATAGTGTTCCGCGTTCCGGCCCATGTTGTTTTCGTGGTTCATCGGTTCACGCTCCATTCTCCAGCAGGTTCACAGCGGACCCCGCGCAGCGCCCACAGGACGCTCACGCGCTGGTGATCTTTCAGCGCCGGGCTGACCTCGGCGGGGTCAATCTCGATACCGGGCAGGGTCGCAATGTCAATTTTCCGCTCCAGAAACTCCCTGTATGTCATTTTGTAATCTTCTCCGTCGGCAGCGGCATCCAGCTCCTCACAGGATAATCTACCCGGTTGTTGTAGACTTCGTCCTGATTGAAGTAGCGATATTCCCACCACCCTTTGGGGATGATGTAATCATCATGTTCTTCATCCAGCTCGCCCCATACTGCAAGTTCATCCCAGTAAAAAATGCTATCTTTGGATAAGAGCGTTCCATCTTCGTAGTGAGCCGTCGTAATCCCATATCCACCGCAGGCGGTTTCAAACAGAATCAGCACTTCTTCTTCGACCTTCGGCGGATCTTTGTCAGGGTCGCGCCAGCGCTGGACATCCGGGACGACTGCCGGTTCATCTTCCAGCACATCAATCGCGTCCATAATCTGACACGCGCGGCATCTTACGCCGTTGTAATTTTCGCAGCCACAGCAATATGCCGCTTTGATATTGGCGATGGCTTTTTCGCGGTCGATAAATTCGCTCATTTTTCAATCTCCTTTCTTGTCAGTTCACTCGCCCGCAGCCTTGCGGCTTCCCTCGGCGCGGTTTCGATCTCTTCCTGCGCCTGCTTCAGAAACTCGACGCGCCGGTATGTAAGATCGGGCGTTCGGGCCAGCTCTTCCAGCCCGCCGACGCTCCCGATGTAGACCTTCGCCGCCGTCGGGAGCTTGTCGAACAGCTCTTTCAGCTCCTCGAGCCCGTCGCTACGGATGGGCCGTCCGTTGTCGTCAACTCCGACGATCATCGGGCAACTCCGCCAGTACAGATACCTTTGCGCCTTGTGGGAAGCCGTCGTTATAGCGTCCCACTCCACCGCCGGGTCAAGGCTCTTGGAAAGCTGTTTGAAGATATCCGCGACCGAGATCGGATAGACGCAGACGCGGCGCGCCGCGAGATACGCCTTCTTGACGACCTCGCCGGGGTAATCCTTGAACTGGTACGTCCACTCGTTGATCGTGGCTTCCATCTCCTCGTCGGTCAACGGCTTCATCATCTGCTTGTAAAGCGTCGCGTTCATCAAGATCAAATCCGCCGTTTCTTCTTTTGTCACTTTTCAAACCCTCTTTCCTTGTCAATATTGCCCAACACACGGGAAAGCTGGTCTCTCGTGCTTTCTGCCGGCTTTCTGCCACCGGTAGCGCTGCCGGACCGCGGCTGCTGCTGGCGACTCTCATCGTTTGTAGCTACATCGCCAACCGTCCGAACACCTTCGCGTTGCCAACTGGCTAAGATTCCGTTTATGTAGGCCCACGACCGTTTATTTGCTTCCGCTGCCCGGTCAATTGCCAGCAAGATCATGTCTGTGCCAAAAGCCTTCCGCCAGCTTTGCAGCTTTTCCAGTGCCGAACGTGGGAAGCTACCTGCAACCTCCTCGTACCTCTGAACGATCTGCGCAAGGCCTACATCAACTGCCGGGGCTTTCTCTTTGCTGTTATTTAAGCTATCTCTATTAGGATAGATAACAGTTTCAGTAATAGGTTCAGTTACAGTAGCAGTTACAGATACAGTTGTATCCATACTGTACCGATACTGTATAGATAGGGTATCTGCGCAATATTTTCTGAACGCATCACTCTTGATGTTTTGCAGCGAATATTCAACGCCCTTCAGGCATTTGGGCGATTTCGACCAGTTGTACTTGTGCCAGTTAAGCAGCAATATCTCTTTCGTTGCCTTGTCATAGCGGATAACGTTGTGAACCGTTTCCATTCGGTGGATAAGTCGGTCTACGGTCTCTTCGTTGTATCCAAGCTCTCTGCTCGCTTGCCGCTTGCCCAGCTCATAGCATCCGCTCAAAGTGGTATGCGGATTAGTGAGAAGGTAGAGATAGAAGTATTTATCTTCCGGAGTGAAGTCATCGTCCACCTTCGGGTCTGACCAAAAGTTCGGCGAAACGCAACGAAAAATTGCCATCTGCTCACCTCCTTTCTCTCAACGGTGAATCAGAAGGGGATCTCGTCCGCGTCAGAAATCTCGGCGAAGTCGTCCACGCCGCCCTGTGCGTAGCTCTGAGGCTGCTGCGGGGCGCTGTACGCGGCGTTTGCTTCTCGCACATGATTTTCCGTCTGCTTCTCGTAGGACGCCGTTGCGGGATTTTCTGCCGACTTGGGACCGCAAAAGCCGACTTCTGCGGCAATGACCTCGGTTGCTGTGCGGTTGTTACCGTTCTTGTCCTGATACTGGCGGGGCTCCAGACGGCCCTGCACGGAGATCATGCTGCCTTTCTGGAAATACTTGGAGACGAACTCGGCGGTCTGCCGCCACGTGGTGACGTCGATAAAATCGGCCTTGCGCTCTTCGCCCTGCCGGGTAAAGCTGCGGTCAACCGCGATGCGGAAGTTGCACACGTTGATACCGTTCTGGGTGGTCTTGAGCTCCGGGTCGTGGGTCAGACGGCCCTGAATGGCAACGACGTTAAGCATGAGACATTCCTCCATTTTCTTTTGGCTGCTTTTTTGCGCATTCTACGCAGAGTATACGCCCGTATTTCTTTTTGCTGCGCTCGCTTGCCTGCTCTGCACTAACTTTGCTGCCATGATATGTAAAGCCGGTGATCTTCTTCCCACAGCAGGAACAAACTGGTGCAGGAGAAGCGGGAAGTGGATCATATTTGGTTTTATCGGCGTTCCAGTACACATCTGCACCGATGCCCAAAGCCTTACAGGCCACGCTCTGAGCGTCCGTGTAGGCCTTTTTATAGGCGTCGTCATCCGTACGCAGACCGTCCCGCTCCATCGTGATAAGCGTAGAACCACCAATGCCCGGAATGGGGGCGCTCCACGTCTGCTCAACGTCCTGCCGAATATACAAGCAGGTGAAGCAGTGCACCATGACCTCGCCCTTTGCTCCTTGCTTTTCCTCAAAAACAGGCGGGTCAAACTTCCATCCGATGCCCGCTGGGCCAAAAATCTCAGTCAGCTTCTTGATGCGCCACATGGGGTTAATGTCTGTCTTGCCTTTCAGGCGGCCCGCTGCGATAGGCTTCTGGGCGTCTTTGGGAACTTCCCGGCACAACTCGTAAATGGTCATTTTATCCATGATTGTATGTCACCTCATCCATCCCGTGTACCCGGCACAGATCTGCCAGCCACTCAAGACCAGAATTGTAGGCCGCCTCAATGTTGCCCATCGCGTCATCTAACCCGCCGGTCTGGGTGGAGCTGATAAGCGGGAAAGCGTTTGACTCATCTGCCAAAGCAACTACGGTTTCCAGCGCCGAAGCGGCTGTGCCGAGGCTGTACTCTGCGTCCGAAATGGCTTTTGCGTATCCCGCCGGAGACATCCCATAGTCTGATCTGCCCGGATAAAAACGGTCTTCCGCGTCGGTCGCAAGCATCATCTGGCTTACGCTCATCAAGAGGCTTGCGCATTTCGTAAGCTCTGCCGCTGCCCGATGCTTGAGCGCAAGATTCCATTCGGGGACGCTGACTGCATACCGCAGAACCGCTTTGCGGCGTTCCTTTCGCTCTAAAGTCATGTATGTCACCTCTGGTAAACTTTCTGCCGGTGCTCGTCCATAACGACGTACAGACGGCCCGGATTTTTTTCTGCCAGCTGGTCGGCGTACTGGATGCCCGCCAGTGTGTTCGGCATGGGGATTTCG